TGGTGATACGCCACACAGAGGCCTAGATGGTAGAAAGTTATCTACATATTTTACAGTATGTTATAATGAAGAAACACTCGGAGGTCTATTAGTTTATGACCATGAGTGGTATAAAATAGAAGTAATTAGGTATTAATTATGTTTACAATATACGGAAAGACTGAATGCCCTCTATGTTATAAGGTAAAAGTTGTTCTTGAAATGTTAGGTAAGGAGTATGAATATAAAGTATTAGATACGGATTACACGGAACAAGAATTTTATGATATGTTCCCTGATACTGTTTCAGTGCCACAAGTAGTTTTGGATGGTAAAACATTAGGCAACGCTAATGAAACACTGAAATATCTAAAAGAACATAGAATAATTTAACATGTTTCCCCCAGATATGGACATAAATAAGGGCGTAGAACTTATACTCAGAGGAGAGAAAAAGCAGCCCCCTATACAAGCACCAAAGTTCTTTGATATTAAATTTTCCCTATTTGGTAGAGAGTTTAGATTATCTTTGGACATTAAAAAGAAAACCAGCAATTAGGAGCCATCATGGAAACTACAGTACTTCTTGTAATATTCAGTATATTATGTTTGACATTTTTGATACTAGGTGGTATAATTGGATGGTTAGCCCAGCAAAACAATTATATTAAAATGCAAAATGCTGGGATAGTGTCTGCAACATATCATCCTGAGATGTATGATGAAAATGGGAATATTATTCCCGATGAAATAATAGCCTTGAGGTTTGAAAACAATGACGACAGCGAAGAAGACGACGACGAGGAAGGCAAAGACAACTCGTAAGAAGTCTACTACAGCAAGAAAACCAAGGACAGTAACAGTTAAAAAGAAACAACTGCCCCCAAATCCTATGGTTCATGAACTCTTAGAAGCAGTCGATTCTGAAAGAGTAAAATCTAAAAAGTTAGATATCCTCCGCACTCATGGAGAAGATTCTTTCAAAATGACTATGATATGGAATTTTGATGAATCTGTAATCTCTATGTTACCAGAGGGAACTGTACCATATCAACCTGTAGAGGCTGATGTGCAGGCAAATGTAGACAAAGGACTGCCACAGAGAACTACTATTCGTAATTCTGCAAGACAGTTTTATCGTTTCATCAAAGGTGGTGATGATGCAATGAATAAGATAAAGAGAGAAAGTCTGTTTATTAATATTCTTGAGACACTACCACAACCAGAGGCTGAGATTCTTGTTCTTGTAAAAGACAAAGCTCTAAACACAAAATACAATATCACTAAGGAATTAGTGGCAGAAGCATATCCAGAAATCACTTGGGGGAATAGATCTTAATGCTTAAAGTACTTCATGAAAAATGTGACCCAAAATTAGCAGAAGACAAAAAATTACCATATACTGCATTTCTTATAGAATATGTCGAAGATGAGAAAACTTACTATGACATTACTATGTGTCATAAAGGTGTAGAACTCTTTGACCATTACTATGACAAATATAAGAAAGGATTAAAAGGTTGGAAACAAACTGCTGGTCAGGTAAATCCTAAACAATGGAATCCAGAACCAGAAAAGAAAGTATCCACCAAACCAGTAAGAGGTAAAAGAAAATGAATGATTTTTTAGATAATCTTGGAGCAAATCAGTATCGAAAGATGCATAAAACTTCAAAGAAAATGATTAATCCCATAAGTGTTGTCAAAAACACTAGAATGAGTTACAACAGATTCCTAGATAAGAACGTAAAAGAGGTAGAGGTTCAGTTTAAAAATGAAGATCCAGCTTGGATTCCTTATGACACCTTGTTATCAATGATGGAATGGGAAATGGAGGTGAAACGTGGCTGAAGAAGGAAAAGTTGAGATGAATCTGGAGGAGTACAAAAAGTTACTCAAGAAATATAAGAAGACAAAGAAATATATGAAGTCAAACCTCTTTCAAGTAAAAATGATGGATGGTACAGAGCAATTTGTAACTCAATTGATGAAAGAGGCAGAACAATCAAACAATGAATTATGAATTAATTGATAATTTTTTAGCTGAAGAAGAGTTCAAGAAAATTCAAGAACTCTTTTTAAGTATTAAGATTGCTTGGAATTGTTGTAATGGCATAGTTTTGCCTGGTGATGGTGATTTTCAATTTGTTCATGTTCTATATACTAATTTTGCACCAGCAAGTCCATTTTTTAATGAATTGAGTCCAGTATGGAAAAAATTAGATCCTGTATCTATTGTTAGATGTAAGGCTAATCTAAATATGAAAACACCCAAGCATGTGGAAAGTGCATATCATTCAGATGTTGACAATTGCATCACGGCCATATATTATGTAAATACTAATAACGGTTATACTGAGTTTGAAAGCAATGGTATGAAAGTTAATAGTGTTGAAAATAGACTTATCATTTTTGACTCGAACGAAAAACATAGGGCAGTAACTACTACGGACACTTCCCGAAGAGTAGTAATCAACTTTAATTATTTTATCTGATATGGACAAAAATCACTTAAAACTTATCATTAAGAATTTGAAAACTGTTATTGAGGAATTAGAAGCAGAAGTATATTCTGATCCTAGTTCATATACAATACTTGAAGGTGGACACGGCCGCACAGTAGGGTATGGAGATCAAGAAGAACTTTAATGGACGTAAAATTAGTAAGTATCACACCTGATGCAGAAAAGACCATGGCACATATTGCCAGAGTGTCTAACCCTGCCAATCAAGACAACGAAAAGTTTGCTGGACTTCTCAAATATTGCATCAAACACAATCACTGGTCAGTATTTGAACAATCTAGTATGACTCTTGAGATAGAGACAACTCGTGCCATCGCAGCACAGATACTCCGTCACAGGTCATTCACCTTTCAAGAGTTCTCTCAACGGTATGCTGATAGCACCCAATTAGGAGTCATTCCTATTCCTAGTCTTAGGAAACAAGATTTAAAGAATCGTCAAAACTCTACAGACGATCTTGACGAGTTTGTCAAACAGAAGTTAGAATTACAAATGAAGACTTTGTTTGACTCTGCAACCGCCTTATATCAACAGATGTTGGAAGAGGGAGTTGCAAAAGAATGTGCCAGAATGGTCTTACCACTTTGCACACCAACAAGAATCTATATGACAGGTTCTTGTAGATCATGGATTCATTATATTGATCTGAGATCCGCTCATGGAACTCAGAAGGAACACATGGACATTGCACAAGCATGTAAAACTGTATTCATAGAACAGTTTCCAATCGTTTCTGAAGCATTAGAATGGAGAAATGGTGTGGTAGAAATCCAAAAACAAATCAAAAAAGAACTTCACGGAGAAGAAACTTAATGGCAACATACCCTGTGGTCAACACAAAAACTGGTGAACAGAAAGAAGTTGTAATGAGTATCATGGAGTGGGACAAGTGGAAAGAGGATAACCCTGATTGGTCAAGGGATTACTCAGATCCATCCACAGTGCCAGGCGTAGGAGAGGTTGGAGAGTGGAGAGATAAACTCACCAATAAACATCCAGGCTGGGGTGAGATTCTTAAGAAATCTCAAAAAACTGCTGGGGTAAAAGGTCGTTTAGCTAATAGAGGTATTAATGTCAACTAAAAAAAGAAGGAATACCAATAGTCAACACCGTGAGTCCGTTGGTGCAGGGATGACTGCTAAACAAATGCGTAGGAAGAGGCCAATTAACAATGGTATGTTAGTTGATATCGAACCTATCACAGATAATCAAAAGGTACTATTTGATCACTATGCAAAGGGAAAGAACATATTTGCATATGGTGCTGCTGGAACTGGTAAGACTTTTATAAGTTTGTTCTTAGCACTCAAAGATGTTCTTGATGAGATGACACCGTATGATAAGGTGTACATCGTCAGATCATTAGTATCTACGAGAGAGATTGGTTTCCTTCCAGGCGACCATGAGGATAAGTCATCACTCTATCAGATTCCATACAAGAATATGGTAAAGTATATGTTTGAGATGCCCTCAGACAATGACTTTGAAATGTTATACGGTAATCTGAAAGCACAAGAGACTGTATCATTCTGGAGCACATCATTTATCAGGGGTACAACACTTGATAATTGCATTGTGTTAGTAGATGAGATGCAAAACTTGAATTTTCATGAATTAGATAGTATAATAACAAGAGTAGGAGATAACTGTAAAATAATATTTTGTGGTGACTCTACTCAAACGGATCTTACAAAGTCTAATGAAAAGAATGGCATCTTAGATTTTAAACGTATCATTGAGATCATGGAAGATGATTTTGGTGTAGTTGAATTTGGTATAGATGACATTGTTAGATCTGGATTAGTAAGAAACTACTTGGTTACTAAACTCGCTTTGTCTTTATAATGTTTACCCACTTGAATAAACTTGGTGATTTTGAGTTAGAAGCCAATACTATAGATGGAGTCAGATATTACACTCTTCCAAGTGGAAAGAAGGCTCCTTCTATTACTTCTATAACCAGTTTTTATAATCGTCAGACATTTATCAAATGGCGAAAAAGGGTTGGTGAGGAGGAAGCCAATAAGGTCACGAAGGTTGCTACTGACAGAGGAACCAAGTTTCATGATCTGGTTGAAAAGTATCTTTTAAATGAAGATATTAACTCTTTAGAAATATTACCTACAACTAAGGCACTCTTCTTGAAAGGGAAGAAATCTTTAGATAATATAAATAATATTCATTGTCTTGAAAAACCACTATATAGTGAGTATTTTGGGATAGCTGGAAGAGTTGATTGCATCGCAGAATATAATGGCGAACTCGCCATAATAGACTTTAAAACATCTAAAAAGATTAAACCAGAGAAATGGTTGGAAAACTATTTCGTACAAGAAACGGCATACGCTTGTATGTACTATGAAATGACA